CCTTAACGCGAGCGGCGTTCTTCAACTTGATAGCGTCGAAAGACTTGGCCTCGTTGAGTTGATTCTGGAGCGCGTCGATTTCGTCGTTGAGCTTTGTCGCGTTCGCCACGTCTTCCGACGTTGGCTCTGCGATGTTCGTGAGAACTTCGAGCTCTTCCGACTTCACACGAATCGCGTCCGTGAGTTGTTGGATGTTCATTAGTTGTTCCCTTGTCGTTGATTGTGAAGAGCCCGCAAACGTTGCATCTCCATCAGCGCCTTCGCGTCCTTAGGTTTCGCCGCGTCGATGAGCTCTTTGATATTTGAAACCGCTTCCGAAAGAGAATCGACGAGCGAAGTCAGACGCGCCACGTTTGCCGACGATAACGTACGTCCTTCCTTCTCGCGAATCTTTGCGCGTTCGTTCAACCTACCAACGAGACGGACGACGTCAGTTCCGACGGCGTCGATGTCCTCTTGCAGTCCCTTAGCGCTTATCATGGCAGTCGCAGAATTTGCACCGAATAGAACAGGGCTCCACTCGAAAAGTGTCCCCTTGACGAGTTCGCGCGCGCCATCGGAGGCGATGCGGTCTTCGTCGATCGTGTAACCGATCGAGAACTCGTCGATAATACCTTCCTTGATATCAGAGAACGCCTCGCGTCCGCGTTGCGTGTTCTGATTGAACTTTGCTTTCACATACAAACCGCCGAGGCCCTTCAACGAATCCGGAAGAAGCGGATCGTTCGGATACAGTTCGCGGGCTTCGAGTGTCTTCGCGACGGGAGCGTTCCAGTCGTGCATCCATACGCCTTTCGGGAGTTTGGACTTCAACGACTGATCGAAGAAGCCCGGGAGCACGCGGTCGCCGACACTGTCAACGTTGTTGAAAACAGATACGATCGCTTCGAGGATACCCTCGTCGGCGTTCGCGGCTTTGATATGACAGGGGAACAGTGACTTCGTCAGTTCCATTTTATCCTCGGAGTTTCGCGAAGATCGACAGAATGCCGATCCGGTTTTGCACCATCTGTTATCCGCCCTGCGTCAGTCGATCGTAATCGATCCGGCGACGTGCTCGCGTGATGCAACGACAGTTCACCGCGTTCTCCGGTGACAGTCCAGGCCCAGCCGGATATTCCGTCTGTTCGCCGCCGACAGTGAAGAATCCCGTATCGAGATCTTCGAACGTTCCGTTCGCTCCCGCGTGTGCATCGCGAGCGCCGGGGAACGATACCCACTGTCTTACGATCTTACGATCGGGATCGGATTCGCGGTCGGATGCTGTCTTCCATACCGCCGACTGGGTCTTGCCCGTCGTTGCCGTTGCAGTCGTTCTACCGATCGCGTTCGCGCGGCTCGTCGTAATCTCGGCAAATTTGCTTCGAAGAAGAGCCGCTATCTCTTCGCCGGACAATCCGCCCGAGTTGTTCAGGATGCCGCGGACGTCTTCGCGGATCGTACCGATCGACGAGGCGATCTTCTGACTGGACTCGTCGATACCTTCGCGGCGTGCCTTGTCGTACTCGCCGCCCTCGGCGTCAACATCGGCGGCCGCCGCGCGGATCATCTCTTCGACGAGACCTTTCCGTTCTTCATCTGTTGCCGCCAGAAACCGTTGAGTCCATTCGTAGACGTCGAACGGATCACCCTCCTGTTTCATCATCACCGGGCCGCGCGCCTTGACGTTGCCGATGAGTTCGCGCTCTAACTTCTTCGCCTCCTTAGCGAACGCCGTCGCGATGCGCTTCGACCATTTCTCGGAGATGTCGTCGACCGCTTTGAAATACAATTCGTCGTCTAACGAGTCCGAACGAAAGGGACGGAGCCCCAGGGACTCGCCTCCTTCCATTGCGAGGGGCTCCATCGTCGGGATGCCAAGCTCTTCGTACATATCGCGCGTGTCGTCGTCGTTGTCGATAGCGAGCACGATATCGCGTTCTTCGAGAAGGAGCCCGGCTTTGTAGCGCTTAAAGTCGATCGCCGGCGCGGTCGTGTCGTTGAAGTGATACTCGTCGTACTTAACTCCGAGTTCGTCCAGCGTTGCGAGCGTTGCATCCTGATCGTCTGCACTGCGACCGGTGACGATGATGATGCGCCGCGTCTCCCATTGGTTGTTCACGAAATTGATAGTCTCTTGTCGCGGCGCTCCCGATTCGGTTACGAGCGTACCGTCGATGTCGACGATGACTCCGTCACTTGCGTCCATGTTCTTACGTTGAACGCGAGGCTTACGTCCGGCAGTAACAATCGGCGCCGGTTGTGCTTCGATGTTGTTGAAGATTGCTCCAAGCTGATCCTCTGCAATGGTAGGGAATGCGACGCGCGCAATAGCGAGCGCGGCTTCCGGAGTAAGCAGACCGGCGGATACTTGACCCGCAATATCGAGAAGCGAGGTAATCTGCGCGCCGTTAAGAGAAACCGGAACCGTCTCCGTAGTCGTTGGCTCGCCTTCGACCGGAGCAACAACCTCGAAGCCGAACGACTGCCGGGCTTCGTCGAGAGTCATGACGCCCGCTTGGAATGCCGACACTGCGATCGTCTGCGCCGCTTCCGCGCTCGGCTTCAACGCTTCGACGGTAGACAAGTCGAAACCGACTTCGACGCCGAACTCGGGGATGGCGAATTGCGTATTAATCTGATCCGCGATCATTTGCCAGAGCGGAACGCGAACCATGTCCGTGAAATCCTTCGACGCTTGTTCGGCATTCGAGTATGTCGAACTCATGATACCGGCATATGTGTACGCGATGATCGGATGCACGCGATAGACTCCGCAGATGCGCGCCTCGTATTGACTGAAAGTAGACTCCATGCCGAGCTCCTGGTAATCCAGAGCCAAGCGTTCGACGCTCTTGACGCCCCACATGGGGCCAACGCTTCCGCGGCGTTCGCCGCCGTACTTACGTTTAAACGAACGCTCGGCAAGTGTGATCTGTTCCGGTGAAAGTTCTTCGTCGTAGATAACGAGCGTCTTCGGCATCGCGTCGTTCTTATGGATCGAGAAGATAGTCCCGCTCGCTTCGTTGTACGATTCGATCGTCGTCGATGCGAGCACAATCGGAGAACCGCCAGCGTAACTGATCGCGGGATCTACCCAGAATCCGCGAATGTGAACCACGTCGTCTTTCGCTACCTCCCACGTCGTCGAGCCGTTGTTGTAGTGATAGGCGCGGACGTTGCCGTACTCGTCGAGCACCGGCGCAAAGTTTGCATCCGAGTACGGGCGGAGTTCGATCACCGCTCCGGCGTTATTGCGAAGCTTATGATAGTAGACGTTCCCTCCAATGCAGAGATACGTCATAGCTGTTGCCATGCTAAGACGCCATGACGAGCCGGAGAACAGTTGGCTCACGGGATGGTCGTAGATGAATTGCTCGTTTTCACGAACTGCGAGGTACGCCTCCGGCATTGTGAGCGCGTACGCTTGCGTGCATCCCTGCGCTACCGGGTTCTCTTTCCAGAGTCGATATGCCTGCGCGAAGTTCGTCACCGGTGTAAACGAGTGCTTTGTGTACTGAAGCGACGCGAGGCCCGGCAGTTCGCCACGTTCGGAGACGGTGAGGGCTTTCTGTTCGCGGCCGAGTAGGCGGTCGAAGATGCTCATAGATTGATCCTTATGTGAAGACGACGCCCGCGCCTTGGTTCTTAACCGCGGCGAGTTCGGCGTAGACAAGAGCGTCGACGATATCGTCGTGCGCTCCGATGGGAAACGATAGGAGCTCGCGTTCGAACTCCGGATCTAAGTTTGTGACGTGAGTTACGAGAAGCTGTTCGTAGCGAGCGAGGAGACCATGGAAGCGAGTAACCTTGTCCCGGTCGGGTTTGATAGCTTTCACCGGGAGAGATGTCTTCCGGAGAAGATCCTGAACGACGGCGACTTGGTACTGTACCGCTTCGATGTTGATACGTTGCGGCTTCCACTTCTCCGCGTACTGACGTATCGTACTAACGACGTCATGGAATCCGACCTTCCCTCTCCAGACGTCGAGCACATACCGACGGCCGGAGTCCGGATCATATCCGACTATCGCGATCGCTGTGAAGTCCGCAGTCTCGCTCTTAGAGATAGCCAGGTCGACGCCCATCCCGATACGGAGCGTCTTTGGTACGCGGTCGCTCGGGATATGCGTTAGGTACTCGCGTTTAACGAGCGCGCCTTGCACGTCGATAAACTCGGCGAGGAACTCCTGTTGAAACACGATGTTCGGGAGTTCACGTTCGGCCGCTTCGATTTCGGTTGGATCGATGTGAGGGTTCGATGAGGTCGGCAGTTGGAAGTAGCTCCACGTCTCGTCGGTACGCGCGCGATCGCTGAGGGTATGGAAGTAGTTCCGTCCCTTAGGTGTCGAGAAAAACCACGCGTCGCCCTTGAAGTCTGCGAGCGTCGGGCGGATCGCCATTGTCCACGCCTCTTCGAGGTTCGACACCATCGCCGCCTCGTCGATAACGATACGACGATACTTACGACCGCGAACCGCGTCGTAATTGTCGAGACTCCAGAAGTCCAGCTGTCCGCCGTTGATGTAGGTGATCCGCTTCTCGGATTCGTTGGTGTCGTCGATCACGTCGGCGAAGTCGCGTTTAATCGTTCGCCATACGTCCATCAGCATTTTATACGTCGGCGCGAAGTACGCGGCCGGATCGCCTGTCGTGATGTTAGCACCGAGCACCGCCTCGGCGAGTACAGTCTTGCCCCATCGACGCCCGCAGTTCACAACGTTAAAGCGTCTACGGTTGTTATAGACGCTGAGCTGTGAATCATGCAGTTCAAAGTTAAGACTTATCCGAGCCATCATCGTCTTCAGATGGACGACGAGCACCGCCGATGTTAACGGATATCTCTTGTGTCTGCTTTACCGTCTGCTCGACTTCCGAACGGTCACGCCATCCGAGAACGTTCTTCGCGATGAAGATTGCAACCGATCCGTTGCCCTTTTCGATACCGCCGTAGGCGTGAGCGTCGAGGAGAGAACTGATCCGAGACTTGCAAGCGAGGCGTATTCTTTTGACCGCGTCGGAAAATTCGGGATGCTGTGATTCCCAGTCCCGAATCGTATCATCGTGGATTCCCAGATGAGTAGCGAGTTGTTCGATATACATTCCGGCCCGCTCTGCTTCGTCGAGTTTGGGCTTCAATGCTTCGAAGTCGTATTTCGTTGGTCGTCCTGCGGGCATGGTGCAACGGTAAGGAGTTTGTCTGTAAAGTTTTGCACCATCTCGAGATGGTCAGTCTTCGACAGAACACGGACAAGATCGCGAACATCCGGAAAAAGAACGATCTGATCTTCGACGGCGCGGATACCTCGCATCACCGGCTGACGTTCCCGGTTGAACTCCCGAGCGATCGAATAATAATCCCACGCGTACCGAGTGTTGAGAACGTACCACGTTAGATGCCGAGCCAGCGCCGGGCGTCGACGATGCGACCGGCCGTATATCTCCGGCAGTTCGACGCCTGTGAGCGCGGCCGCGTGTGCGGCGACGATCTGGGCTATCATGGCAGTCGAAGCACGGCGAGCGCTTCTTCTGGTGATGTAACGACGTGGTATGGTACGCCGTAGCGATTGCAACACTCGGCGAAACGAACCTGTGATTCTGACGGCTTACCTCCTGGACGTTTTACTTCGAGCATCCACGCGCGGCCCCGCTTGTAGACGACGAGGTCGGCGTGTCCTGACGTCGCGTTGATGTTGACGACTCGGTAGGACGATAGTCGCGTCCCGTGTTCTGTGAAGTTGGTACTCGAGTTCACGCGAACGACCATATATCCGGCGTCTTCGAGGGCTTTGCCGATTGCGCGCTGTATCTCCTGTTCCTTCGGAGGCCCCTTGCGCGCGTTCTGGCGCGTTTCTTTCTCCCGGGCGGCCTCAGCGTCGCCCTCGGCATCAAAAGCCCGCGTCCACGCTTCTAACGTGTCGTTTTCGCCATGCAGTCCGTACTTGTTCCGTATCGCTTCGATCTCGGCATCTGTCCGCCGGATCTCTCTTCTTTTGAACGTCTTCATCTTACCCTCCGAATATGTTAGAATGATGAGCTCTCCAAGTCCCGTCCGGATGTTCGGCCCAAGTCCACTCGTCGACGTTGCAGTCGTACAT